GATACAAGATAATGACTTGTATCAAGAGTTCTCGTATGTTATTCAGACTGGTGTTGATTTTGACATATTTGAAGATCTGATTAAGAAATCTGTCCACCCAGCAGGTATGAAGATATTTGGTGAGCAAAATATCAACGAGAGTTTTGCTTTACAAGTTACTCAGTTTGACTATACCTCCTCTCTGTATAATAAATTAGTTTTTGACAGAACAGATAACGACGAACTAAATCCAGGTGGTGATGGTACTTCTACCCGCAATGATGATGTCGATACCTACCATTTAGACAAGGATATGGGACTTTTATCTGGTTATGAGGAAGAAACTGATCTAGCAGATGAAGATAATGATACTTATTTAATAATAAAAAATCTAACAGTCCCTGAGTATGCAGAAATTGCTTATGTTGAACATGATAAAGAAGATTACCATTTCGATAAAGATATGGGTCTTACGTCTGGATACGCAGAGATAACTGACTTCGCCGACAAAGACGACGATACCTACCATTTAGACAAGGATATGGGTCTTACGTCTGGATACGCAGAGATAACTGATCTAGCAGATGCAGATAATGACACTTATCACTTTGATAAAGATATGGGTCTAGATTCTGAATATTATGAAGAAACTACGTTGGCAGATGAAGATAATGATACCTACCATTTAGACAAAGACATGGGTATCTTATCTGGCTATGAGGAAATAACTGACCTTTCTGACGATGAGAATAGGTATCACTTCGACAAAGACATGGGTATCTTATCTGGTTATGAGGAAATAACTGACTTTAAAGATAAAGATACTGACACTTACCATTTCGATAAAGATATGGGGATTGATTCTGGTCTTGAGGAAGTAATAGATTTATCGGGTGATGATGCCCATACCTATCACTTTGACAAGGATATGGGGATTGATTCTGGGCATGAGGAAATAATAGATTTATCGGACGATGATGTTGACACTTATCGCTTCGATAAAGATATGGGTCTTTTATCTGGTTATGAGGAAATAACTGATCTAGCAGATGGAGATAATGACACTTATCACTTCGATAAAGATATGGGTCTTTTATCTGGTTATTACGAAGAAACCGATCTAGCTGACAATGAGAATAGGTATCACTTCGATAAAGACATGGGGATTGATTCTGGTCTTGAGGAAGTAACTGACCTAGCGGATGAAGATAATGATACCTACCATTTAGACAAGGATATGGGTCTTTTGTCTGGTCATGAGGAAGAAACTGATCTAGCAGATGAAGACACTGACACCTACCATTTAGACAAGGATATGGGGCTAGAGTCTGATTATTATGAAGAAACTGACCTTAAAGATAAAGACACTGACACCTACCATTTCGACAAAGACATGGGGCTTTTATCTGGTTATGAGGAAATAACTGATCTAGCAGATGAAGACTTACATATCTTTTCATTCGGCAAACAGTTTCCAAGATCAGATGACCTTGAAGAATTGACTGCAGACGCAAGTGACGAACGTCAACCTTTCGATATAGGTAAAGCACTAATTGATACACCCGACCCTGACGATACTCAATTTAGCTTCGATCACAGTAAAAGTGGCACCGCATTTGACGATGGCACTCAAGAAATCTTTTCTTTGGTTAGCGTGATTAATGAAAAATTCTTTAATGACGATGATTCTCAAGAATTTGCTTACGTTACCCATACTAAAGAACTCGTTGCATACGAGAAAGACATGGGGCTTTTATCTGGTTATGAGGAAATAACTGATTTATCGGATGAAGATGTCGTCAGAAAATTGTTTGAAAAAGCCACGATTAATGAGACTTTAGAACACAATGTATCTGAATCTCACGGATTATTATTTTCAAAGCCAAGATCGTCTTCTATTAGCGATGTTAATGATGCTATAACTATTTCTAGGAATAAGTATCTTCAGGATACTGCAACTGTAGACGATGTATTCTCTACAATAGATGAAGACATCTATTCGTTTACAAAAGATTTATCGGATCTATTAGATCCACCTGTTACAGACTCAGATAGTTACAGCTTATCTAAAGCACTTTTAGACACTTTAATTTTTGGTGTTTCGGAAGATTGCGCAAAGGGTATATTCAAGTCTAGAATAACTTCTTCAACTGATTTTGAGTCAAACCCAGATGTCCAAAGAAATGCCATATCAAAGCCCATATTGGACTTAACAGACTTCAAAGATAAAGACGTTATCGGGTCTAAGGATAGCACTAAAAGTTTAAGCGATCTTTTACAATTCGGTGCTTCTGATGATGGATCTATTTTCTCCTTTATAAAGAGTCCGCAATCTTCAGTAGGTACTTCGTCCGATTTAGACTCGAGGTATTCTTTTGAACATCCTGAAGAAGAGACCACCGCTATATCCTCTGTAGAGGGGGGTCCTATTGAAATATATGGCGTTTTTGATATGCAGCATTCATATTATAACTCAGTACCCACACATAGCTTGAGATGGATAGAACCAGCCGCTATTGACAATGTACATGGCAGGAATGGTGGGAATAGAATTGTAGATTTTAACGATCTTGCTTTCCAATTTAATTCTAACAAAGATCGAGATGACACAATAATACAAAGTGGATCATCTACGTTTAAATATAGGTTCTATGGAAAATCACATAATGATGATGATGATAGAACAGTTCATGTCAATTCTATGATTAAAGCCTATATAGGCGACACAATAAAATTAGAATATAATACTTACGGTTTCAGTTCAGCATCTCCAGCTGGGGGCTTTTGGATAAAAACTTCTCCAACAGCAGATAAGGTTACAGATATTGCTACAGATGATGGTATAACTAATCAGGGCATGACTAGCCACAATGGTTTTGTTACAAATAATCAGACCCTAACTTGGGATACTACTAACGCAACACCTGGAAGATACTACTTAATTTCTGGCGGTGAGACTGTGTCCTCGAATGATCTTGATGGCGCTCATGATGATTCGTATTTTATAATAGATGTAGTCGATTACTCGAGCGAGCAAGAAGAACTAGGTTTTGATGTTGAGAAGCCACTTGAAGATACTATTATAGATATAAGTGATTTAGGCGTACAAGACTTGTTACTCGACAAACGTCTTGATGACTCTGCTCTTGCAACAGATATATATTCTGTTCAAGACAATGATATTTATAGTATAAATAAAGGTATCCAAGAATTCTCAATCACTAGTAGTGAAAGTGGGAGTTTAACGATAACTAAACCCTATGTTGAATTAGGATATATAGCAGGGGGTTTAGACTACGAGTATTGTTCCGATATTGCGGAACGACAATTTTAAATTTTAATTTGGAGAGTATCTAAAATGGCACTAATAAGAGACAATGGCGTAGCAACTGGACGCCTTACTGTAAAGAAATCTAACGCTCAAGGCGAAACTACTCAGGAATTTACAGTTCCTAATATGGTAGTATCCACAGGTCTTAAGCACATTGCAAGACGATTGATCGATGATGGCGCAGTGCAAACCTCAGCGAACTTTGCGCACCCAGCACAAATGAGTCATATGGCTATCGGTTCTAACAATACAGCAGCCGCACTTTCTCAGAAAACATTACTTGCTGAGAAAGGTCGTGTTCCATTAGCTGGTTCCACATCAATCGATGTAGACAATAATGAAGTAACTTTTGTTGCTACTTTCCCAGCAACAGTTGGTACTGGCTACGAAATAGGCGATAACTCCGCTATTGATGGAGCAATTGTAGAAGCAGGTATCTTTAATGGCGATAAGAGCGATAGTGACACCCTAGTCAATGACGCAGGGGCATACAATCACAATGAACCAGTAGCTGCGATGTTATGTCGTACTGTGTTCCTACCAGTGAACAAGCAAGAGGGTGATAGCATTACAATCACTTGGGTAGTAAAAATTAGCTAATAAGGCTTTTAAAGCATGGCAACTGTACTTAAAAATGACGTTCATAATAACGTTGCTCGGATATTTTATAATGGTATATTAAATAAAACATCTAGAGCGTACTTTTTCTTAGGAAAAACATTACCATGGGATGAAGGGGATGTTACTCCACCGAACCCAAATGCTTCTAGGGAGTATGAACGTGAGACACGCTCATCTATAATTGGATTAAGATACGTTTCTATTTCTGACGTATCTTTCGCAATTGATCGAGTTGATTGGTCAGCAGGTACAGTTTATGATATGTATGATGATAGATACTCGTCGGGATTTCCTGCGCCCTCTGGGGCGCAGGATATTGCTGATGCTACTATGTTCGTGTTAACCACGGATTTTAATATCTACAAGTGCATATCTAATAATTATAATAGACCTTCAACGGTACAGCCAACAGGTACTAATGAGACTGGTTATCTGGAATTTTCTGACGGATATATTTGGAAATATATGGGTACTGTGGATGAGGTGCAAAGAAGCAAATTCTTGACGCCTGATTACATCCCAGTTACTAACTCTACTAGTGGGTTTTATCAGTCTGGTATCGATTTATCTTTAATCAAAGAGTCGGGCGGTAACTCGTATATTGCCGATAATGTTAGTGTGGTGATTCAGGGAGACGCTCCAGCTGAAACCGTAGCTCGGTTAGGTGATGTTACAATTGATGTTGATACTGGCGAGATTACAGGAATTTCAGTACTAGATCCTGGAAGCGGTTATACGTTTGCGACAATCACTATAACCAACTCTATTCCTGGGTTAGAGCACCCTGTAACTGGTTTAGTAGGAAATGGGGCTGTATGGAGAGCGCAGATAGATCAGGGCGATCTTGTCTTAAGCGAGGTTGGTGCTTCTGCGGTTGATGGTCAGCTGAGTTTTATCTATGTTAATGACGTAGGTAGTGGATATTCTGTAGATAATACTACAGTTACTATAACTGGCGATGGAGAAAATGCTAGTGCAGATGCGGTTATAGTAAACGGAGAAGTTGTCGGTATATCCTTAAATAATCACGGAAGTGGGTATACATTTGCTAATGCTACTATTACAGATACTGGTAATGGTACAGGTGCAATAGCAGAAGTAATTATTTCTCCTGTTGGCGGTCACGGTAAAGATTTAGTTAAAGAATCTTTTGCGAGAACGGTAGGTTTTCAGATGACGACTGCTGATGAAATAAATCAAGGTTTCTTGTTGGAATCTGATTACAGACAGACTGGGTTGATATTTGACCCAGATGTTTATTTAACCCCTGGAGCTCAAAGGTCTAGGTTGTATTCTTCTTATGGGTCTACTTGCTATAGATTAGATATCCTAGATGCATCATTATATGCTGGGATTGATATATCTTCATTCGCACTAGATCAAAAAATATACAATCAAACGACTGATGAATATCTAGTTATTGTAGCTAAAGAACCATATCAAATTGCTGAGCAAGACGTTGGGGTTTCTTTATTATTACAATCTATAGATGGGTCTGAGCCAGAAGTTGGCGATATTTTCCAAGACGAAAATAATACAAATTTATTTAGCGTGTCTACAGATTCTATCACAAACCCTGAAGTAGACAAATTTTCTGGTTCTATGGTGTTCATTAACAACAGAACGCCTTTCAGGAAAAACGTTGAACAAATCGTCAACCTTCGTACTTTTATTGAATTCTAATGCGAGAAGATACGATAAATACTACTATAAAATATAATTCGGAGAAACGTTAATGTCGATCACCAACAACTACAACACAGAGCCGTATTATGACGACTTTAACCCTGAGGATGATAAGAATTTTCATAGAATACTTTTCCGTCCAGGAGTTTCTGTTCAGGCTCGTGAATTAACTCAGCTACAGACTTTATTACAGAATCAGATTGCTAGACATGGTGAACACTTCTTTAAAGAGGGTTCTCCTGTAACAGGTGCTGAATTTGGCTTTACTAATAATGCTGATGCTGTAAAGTTGAATGGTACTAATGGTACATTATCCGTCGACTCTTATTCCGAACAACTTTTAGATGTAGTCGTAGTTGGCTCTAAAAGTGGTGTAGAAGCTAGGATTGTCCATGTTGAAGATGCTACTGCTGTTGACCCTTTAACAATATATGTCAATTACCTTACTAGCGGTTATGATGGCTCTACGTCAATTTTTAAAGATGATGAGTCGTTACTTTGGAAAAGAACCGAAGAAGATATTGCAGCCAGTATAACTGAGATTAGTGGGATTTCAGAAGGAAGACCATTGGCTGTTACTGCACCTACTAATGCTACAGCAAAGGGTGCAACTGCTTCTATAGAAAGTGGTATCATTTTTGTAAAAGGTTGCTATGTTCATATCCCACGTCAAAGAGTAGTGCTATCCAAATATTCTCCTAATCCGACTGCACGTCTAGGTATTGATGTAATTGAATCTACTATTACGGCAGATGAAGATCAAAGTCTTTTAGATACTGCGCTTAATGCTCCAAACTATTCTGCTCGTGGAGCAGACCGTTATCTTATAGAGTTAAAGTTAGTCGGTAGAGAAATAACAGATAACACTACACAGAATTTTGTTGAGCTTCAACGTATAGTTGAAGGTAAGCAACAGGCGAAAGCTAAAATCTCAGATTATGACGTTTTCGCTGACGAACAAGCCAGACGCACTTACGAGCAATTTGGCGATTATACTATCAAACCTTATGAATTAGAATTAAAAGAACAATTAAATACTGGGACAAATCAGGGGGTCTACTCTGCAGGTACTACTACAGATGACGGTAATCTAGCTTCTGAAGATTCTATGACTCTACAGATTTCCTCTGGTAAATCATATGTTAAAGGGTATGAGTTAGAGACTACAACACCATCTTACTTAGATGTTCCAAAACCCCGAACTTTCCTCTCAGAAACAGACGCAACTTCAGTTATTCAAGTTGGTAACTACGTTAGATTAACCAATACACACGGTATGCCAGAGACTGTAGGCGATGCGAATATTGAGGAATATGAATTAATAGAATTGAAAGATACAGGTATCGGTAATTCCGTATATAATCCTGGTGGGGTGGGAGAAACTATCGGTCTTGCTAGAGCCAGAGATTTTACCACCCAATCTAGTGTCGATGTTGACTCTGATGGTACATTTGACCAGTCAGATGCATCAGGACTTGGTACTCATGCATGTTACCTATTCGACATTAAAATGTTAACCCACATTGATCTTGTAGGTAGTAATGCTGCAGAATCAATTAATGCTGCGAATAATAGGTTTGCTGTGGAATTAGGTAGTTTAATCACTGGCGAAATATCTGGCGCCACTGGTTACTATTATGGTACAACTTCAAATGGTATCTCGTTGACATCTGTAGCTGGTACATTCTTAAACAACGAAAGATTAACTTCGTCAAACAGTTTCAGAGCTGGCGGGTTTATTCACGAATCTGTAGATGATACCAATCAATTTACAGTAGCATCTGTAAAGACATTCGCATTTGAAGAAGTTAAAGCATTAAGACAAGATGATACTTTGCAGGAATTCAAAGGTGATGTTGTTTTGGATAATGTATTTACTCTTACTGGTACTGTTCAATTTACAGATAATAATGCTGGTACTGCCAATAGAGGGTTATTAGGTCTTGGTACTAAATTCTCTGAAGAATTAAGAGTAGGTGATGCTATAAGATTGCCTACAGGCACTTCTCTGGGTGGCGGTACTGCTTCAGAAACAAGGTTTGTAACTGCAGTTTTCTCAGGCGAGTCGGGCAACACAAGGGTTGACCTCAATGCTGCACCGACTACTGTTATATCTGGAGCATTCACAGCAAGAAGATTAAGAGGCGGTTTAAAAGACCAAGAAAAGAATTTAATGTTAAGGATGCTAGATAAGCCATACATTAAAACATTAAAAACTGAAGTAAACGATTTCGAGTCTCAGAATCAGGTTACAGTTTCAAGACAATTTCAAGGGACTACAGTTTCTGGAGTTCTAACATTATCTGCTATCGGTAATGAAACATTTAAAGCTAAAAGTAATCAAAATTATTCTGTGACAATTATGTCTCATGGAGCAACCCCACAAATTTGGTCAAGTGGTGCTCATGTAGATATCGAAAGATTGACGTTCTCAGGAGAGGGGACTGGTAGTTTGACTATTACTGGGTTCACTAATGACGATACTAATGATCCTTTCGAAGATGGTTCTATCATTAGAGTGAATACCACTCTTCAGAAACAGTCTCAAAACGAGAAAACTAAATCCCTACAAAGGGCTTCATTATTAAGAGTTGAGAATAAATCGGAAGAAACTCAAGGGTACATACCTTATGGTACATCAGCTCATCATAAAGATATATCACTAGGTGTTGCTGACATATTCAAGGTTTTAGCAGTTTATGACTCTGGTACTGTGGGGCAATTAGCTTCTTCTCCCAGTTTATCGCTTACTAACCCGCAAGGGGCATTTATTACTACCGAAACTATAGTCGGATCACAATCTGGAGCTATAGCTATTTTACTTCAGATTGATGGTAATAATTTATCTTACACTCCTCTAAACTCTCTACCGTTTATATCTGAGGAAGAAATTGTAGGTCAAACTTCTTCTGCGAGCGGATCTGTAGGTACTCTTACTGCTGGAGATAATGATATTCTTAACAGTTTCACTTATGACCCTGGTCAGAGAGATAACTACTATGATATCGGTAAATTAATACTTAAGAAAAACGAACGAAGTCCTCAAGGAGAATTACTAGTTGTCTTTGATTACTTTACTCATGGATTTGGAGACTTCTTTACTGTTGATTCGTATTCAGACGTCGCATATAAAGATATACCCGCATATGTTTCTACACGTGTAGACCCTGAAAGCCCAGCACCTACTGGTATCTTTGATTTAAGATCTACTGTAGATTTCAGACCCAGAGTTGCTGATGCTCCTAGTGGGTCTTCTTCTGATGGGGTTAAAACAGTAACTGGGACTTCGTTTAATATTAATAGTAGATCTTTTTCTTCTGACGGCAATAGCGGTGCTTCTTCCGTAAACACCGTTAGAGACAACAGCAACTTCGACTTCGACTACGAATACTACCTCGCAAGGAAAGACTCTTTATACTTAACAACTCAAGGAGAGTTTGTTTTAATACAGGGTAATGATAGCGAAGATCCGAAATACCCAGATACTATCGATAATGCAATGAGATTGGCTGACTTGTCTATGCCTCCATATGTAATTGATGTTCGTGATGTTGCTGTTGAAAAATTTGCTAATAAACGTTTCACTATGAGAGACCTCAGTACTCTAGAAAAGAGGGTTAATAATATTGAGTATTACACCTCTCTAAGTTTGCTAGAGGTGTCTGCAGATACATTACAAATTAAAGACGAAAATGGATTAGACAGATTTAAGTCTGGTTTCTTGGTTGATAACTTTGGTGGTCACAAAACTGGTGATGTACTTCACCCTGACTATCGTTGTGCTATCGACATGTATAAGCGTATTCTTCGCCCAAAATATGCGATGAAGAATATAGCATTAGTAGAAAAATACGAGTTTGGTGAAGATAAACTAGCCCATGGTTATACCGTAACTGAAGGTGGTTTGGCGATGCTCCCATATGAGCATGTTAAAACTATTGAGCAAAACTACGCTTCTACTATTGAAAACCTTAACCCAGTTCTAAACTTTGCATGGACGGGTCAAATGACTTTGTCTCCATCTTCGGATGAGTGGTTTGAGATCGAAAGACTACCTGATGTAACTGTCAACAAAGAAGGAAACTTTGATACTCTAATTGCTCAAAATGCTGATGCGCTTGGAACTGTGTGGGACGCTGCGACTACTAACTGGACTGGTATTACGACTACAGATTTAGTTGGTCCTAGAATCAGAGAAAATACTGGTAACTTCCGAGCCGATTTCGTAAGGGGCTTCGGTCGTCGTGTTTTACAGCAGCAACAAGAAACAGAAGTTGGTGTACTAACCAGAAATGGTATTGAGACAAATATTGTCGAGCAAATAGACGTAACTTCTAATGGTGACAAAGTTGTCGGTTCCGCTCTTATCCCATTCATGAGACAAAAGAATATTAAGTTCGAAGCCAGAGGGTTGAGACCTCATACCCAAGTTTATCCTTTCTTCGATAACGTTGAAGTTTCGAAATACTGTACAACTAGTTCTGGGGGGATAACCCCTGTAGCTGGTAAACCTGCTACAGTCCCTCAGGTAACTAATGCTGCTTGGAACTCAGTGAAACGGATACTTATATCTTTTGATAAGAATAGTAATGATATTACTAAATTCTCAGTGCTTGCTGGTAATCAAACAAGACGTCTTGGTGATGGGGATCCTATTGTAGATACAGTTTTGGAAGGAGAAGAAACTCATGCGGGTCTTCAATATCGAAGATTAGAAGCGAATACAAGCGCAAGAAATACTAAAGATAGGGATGTAATTGAATTTATATTTGACGATAATGCGTTGATAGAACC